GTACTGGGCTCGACTCGCAGCGGCACGCTCGCCGTAGACACCGACGAAGAGGGGATGCGGTATTCGGTGGAAGTGCCAGACACGCAGCTGGGGCGTGATCTGACTACGCTGATTTCGCGAGGGGACGTTTGGGGCTCAAGCTTCGCGTTCGTGATCGGCGAGGAGTCATGGGACAAAGACGAGGATGGCACGGCCCTGCGCAACGTGGTCTCGGTGCAAGGCGTCTATGACGTTTCCCCAGTGCTGACGCCGGCCTATGAGCAAGCCACCACCGGCGTGGCGGTTCGCTCCTATGAGCGGTTTCTACAATCGCACCGACCGGCGCTGAAGCTGCCGGCCCTTTTACGGGACGCGAAGACCGAGAAAAGCATCCGCAGGTTTCTCCGACAGCATGGCTACAAGGTCGGGTGACGTTTGCCAGCACTGCCGCTGTGCTCGCCTTGGCGTGTACGCATCAGTGGAACGTGGCGGCGTTTGTACGCGGTATCTGCGGTGCCCATCGTGCCGCAAGACGGCAAAGCACGTCGTGAAGTCGTGCGAGATTCGCCGACGGTCATTACCTAACTAGGTAACAACGTCGCTGCCGCGGTCTGCAAGTGGCGGCCATGCAGCCCTACTCTGCGGGTAGGCAATTACGCCACCCGCATACAGGAGCCGCACACATGGCCGCCCGCGTCAAGGAACTGCTCGACGAACTCGCTTCCGTTCTCGCTGAGATGGGTGCCCTCGAGGATTCCGCCGAGGAGTCTGTTGAGACGGCGATGGACGGCGATGAAAAGCCCATGGAAGAGGGCGAGCGGTCCGAGGTGGCGAAGGTTGAGGCCCGGCAGGCCAAGTACGACGAACTGCTGGCGAAGGCCGAGCGGATCAAGTCGGCGATTGCCAAGGCCGAGGCGGCCGAGGCTCGCAAGAACGAAATTCTGAAGGTTCTGAACCGGGCCGCACCGGCCCCCACGGAGACCACCGACATGAAGCCCCGCATCGAAGCGGTTTCGTACCGCGGTTACAAGCCCGGCGTGTTTGAGACGCCGGAGGTCGCGCACCGCTGCGGCCAGTGGCTCAAGAGCCTCAACGGCGACGTGAACGCCCGCCAGTGGTGCCGCGACCACCTGGGCATCGAATCCCGCGACCTCGGCGGCCAAGTCAACAGCCTCGGCGGAAGCCTGGTTTTTGAGGATTTCAGCAATTCCCTCATCCGCCTGGTTGAGACCTTCGGGGTGTCGATGAACCTCGCCCAGCGCGTCACGACCTCCTCGGACACGCTCTTGGTGCCCAAGCGTCTGTCGGGCATCACGGGCTACTGGCTCGGCGAAAACACCACCATCACCACGAGCGACCCCACGGCGACGATGGTGCAGCTGGTGCTGAAGAAGTTGGCCGCGGCCACCCGCGTCAGCAACGAGCTGCTCGCCGACAACGCCATTTCGGTGGCCCAGTGGCTCGTGCAGGAGTACGCCACGACCATCAGCGGCACCCTCGACGACGCTTTCTTCAACGGCACCGGCTCGTCCGCCTACGGCGGCATCCGTGGCCTGTCGCAGATTGACGACGGCACGCACACCGCGTCGGTCGTGTCTGCGGCTTCCGGCAACACGTCGGTGGCGGCCCTCGACATCGACGACTACCTCAAGGCTCTCGCCAGCCTTCCGCGGTACGCGATTGGTACTTCGGCCTGGTACATGCACCCGGCCGTCTACCACAACAGCGTGCAGCGGATGATGCTGTCGAGCGGCACGGCTGGGTCGGGCACGATCGGGGCGCTTGCTGGCGGCAACACCGCGGCGAATCTTGCCCAGGGCACGCCCAACACCTTCCTCGGCCTGCCCGTGGTGTGGGTGCTGAAGATGTCGGCTGCTCCGACGACCGGCCAGATCGCGGCCTACGTCGGCGACGTGTCCCTTTCGTCCATCATGGCGAACAAGGGCGACATGCAGATTGCCTCGAGCACCGACCGCTACTTCGAGGTGGATCAGACCGCGTGGAGGGTCACCTACCGCGTGGACATCAACCACCACTCGCTCGGAACCAACAGCGAGGCCGGCCCGGTGGTCGCCCTCAAGCTCGCCTGAACCTGACACCTTTCTAGGAGAATGAACCCATGAATCATCATTCCGGTGCCAAGTCGGTGGTCAAGGCTGCGGCGAGCGTCGCGGCGTCGGCCACTCACTCGCACGAGATCGACACGGCCGGATTCAAGTTCGCCAGCATCGACGTGGTCTACTCGCCGTTCACGGCGACGACCTCGGCGTACGCCAGCGTCTGCAAGGTGCAGGAATCCGACGCGTCCGGCTCGGGCCAGACGGACATCACGGGGCTGTCGGTCACCGCTGGTGCCGGCGCGACCACGGGCGCGAACGTCGGAGCGGTTGCCCGGTTTAACGTCGATCTGCGTGGCCGCAAGCGGTACCTGACCGTCGTTACCAGCCCCGGCAACACGGTGGCGGTCGTGACCGCGGCCCGGCTCAGCAAGGCCGAGCAGCACGCTGTCACAGCGAGCGAGTCCGGCGTGAACAACGTCGCCAACGCCTGACGCTTGACGCATCAGAGATAACGCCCACATGCGGGCGGCTCGGTACGCCCGGGCCGCCCGTTGGCGTTTCTGGAGACACCATGAAAGTTTGCGTTGGCAACGTTGAGCACGACCTGCGGGTGGAGGCGGCGTTCAGCCTGCCTCGGCTGGCATTCACCGACAATTATTTTTGCGTCATGTCGGCCTTAATGCCGCTTGGCATTCGGCCCACTAAATTTACCGGGGCTTTCTGGGAGCAATGTTTAGACAGGGTGCTGGTGGACATGGTGGAGCGAACCGATTGGATCCTCGCCATTGACTACGACACCGTCTTTGAAGCCGACACGGTTCAGCGGCTGATGACGGCGGCCATGGTGTCGGGCTATGACGCCGTGGCTCCGCTGCAGACGAAGCGGGACGACGGCGTGCCGATGTTCACGCCCGAGGGGCACGACGGCAGCATCGGCATGGTGCAGCTGCCCAACAGCTGGTTTGAGGCAGTGATTCAGCCAGTGGATACCGCGCACTTCGGGTGCACGCTCATTCGCAGCGAAGCCCTAAAACGGACGCCTGCTCCGTGGTTTCTTGGCAAGCCCTGCGCTGATGGGCACTGGGGAGATCCGCAGCCAGGCGAGCCGCCGCGCTGCGACCCTGACATCTACTTTTGGAAGCAGTTCAAGAAGTCGGGGCACACGCTCGGGCTTGCCCCGCAGATCGCCATCGGCCACGCAGAGCTGAAGATCACATGGCCGGGCCGGGATTTGAAGCCGGTCTACCAGACGCCAAGCAATTACTGGAACCAGGGCGGCCGTCGCCCGGCCGAGGCGTGGGGATCCATTGAACACGGGGAGGCATCGAATGCGGCCTGATCACGTCTTGCTGCGGTTTACGCGGTCGATGAACGGCTACACGAAGGGGGCCGTGATTGAGTATCCCAGCGGGCCGGCGAAAAGCTTGCTGCTCACGGGCGGCGTTGAGCTTGTCCGCGACCAGCAGCCGCTGCTCGAGGTCGCCGCGGTTGAGCACCGCAACGTCGAAACGGCCGACGCCCCGCGCCGCCGAGGGAGGAAACCTACCCGATGAGATATCGCAGCCTGATTCGTGCAACCGAGCCTGCCAGTAACCCGGTGACGCTTGCCGAGGCGAAGCTGCACCTGCGTATCGACAACACGGACGACGACACGCTGATCAACAACCTCATTTCCGCGGCCACCCGCTGGGCAGAGGATTACTGCGACCGGACCTTTTGCGCCACGCAGTGGACCATGCGTCTTGATTCGTTCTACGGGCCCGTCGGCAGCCCGGTGCAATTCGGCCTGAAGGCGGACGGCAACAACATCGAAGGCCGCCAGGGCACCGTGCCCAACCTCGACATTGAACTGCCACGCCCGCCCATGGTGCAGTCGGGCACGGCCACGGCGGTCACGATCACCTACACGCCGTCCGCTGGGGCCTCTACGACGACGCTGGACGCCACGGAGTACCGAGTTGACCGGCAGGCCACCCCAGGCGTGGCTCGCCCGCTGTACGGCCAGACGTGGCCGACACACCTTGTGGACCAGAACAGCACGACCGTGACATGGTGGGCAGGCTACTCAGCGGACGGCACCAGCGTGCCCGCCACGGTGAAGTCGGCCATCCTCATGCTGGTGGCACACCTCTGGCGGAATCGCGAGATGGCCGCCGAGGCGGCGTTGACCGAAGTGCCGATGGGCACAAGGGCCCTGCTCGACACCATCCGCTGGGGCTCTTACAGATGATCAACGCAGGCGATCTGACCGACCGCATCGTGATACAGCAGGCGACCGAGACCAAGAACTCTGTCGGCGAAGTGTCGCTGACGTGGGCAACCTTCGCCACGGTGTGGGCTGACGTGCGCGCCTTATCGGGCCGCGAGGCCGAGCGGTACGGGCAGATCGTCGGGCTTACGGGCCACAAGGTGACGATCCGCGCATTGACGGGCATTAAGCCCGCCATGCGAATTCTCTACAACACCACCCGTACGCTCGAGATCGGGGCAATAAACGAATACGAACGCTCTTGGTACATGGAGCTGATCTGCACGGAGCTTGCTGCGACATGAGCCTGCCAGAAGCCCCAGAGGCGTTTCTATTTCAGCGACTGACAAGTCAGACGGCCGTATCATCGCTGATCGGCTCCCGAGTGTTTCCGCTGCTGGCCCCAACGGGCACGCCGCTGCCCCTGGTCGTCTACCAACGCACCGCCGTGGAGCGTCCGCAGTCGCTTGCGGGTAACGTCGGCAATCCGGTTGTCACGCTGCAGCTGACCACGTACGGCACGTCCTACACAAGCGTAAAGAGCATAGCCCGCGCCGTCCGCCTGGCGGTTGACGGCTGGACCGGCACCACGGCAGGTGTGACGATCCAGAGGACAACGCTGGTGAGCGAAGCTGACGGCGTGGACATGCCGGCCGACGACCAGATGCTGCCCTACTACAATGTGCAGCAGTCGTTTGAATTCCGAATCAACGAGGCTACGTAATGGCTCGTCCCGTCGGCATGACGCTTGAGTTTCCAGACATTCCTGGTCTTGCGGAAAAGTTTCGCGACTTACCGAAATCGCTGGCAGCCGCGTCTATCGGCGCGGGCGTTAGACGATCCATGAAGCCGGCCGAATCTGCGTTGAAGGCAATTACCCCAGTTGGCCCGACCGGAAACCTGCGGCGAGGAATTGCCACCAAGGCAAAGCGCTACCCCAAGAGCGGCGCAGCCGTTGCAATCGTCGGGTTTAGGAAACCCAATTCCAAGGGCCCGCCCAAAGAAGGCGTCAGGCGGCGAAACAAAGCGTCAGACAAGACGCAGCATCAGTTTCTGGTGGAGTACGGGTCGCAACAGCGGTTCACTAAATCCGAGGCTAACCGCGGCCGAATGCCCGCCCGGCCGATTGTCCGTCAAGCGTGGCAGGCGTCGGAGTCTCAGGTTGCCGGGCTTTTGGCCACGGAAATGAAAACAGCCTACGACAAGGCGCTGAAACAGTTGCCGAAGTTCATGGCCGCACGTGCCAAGAAGGGGCGAACGTAACTGGAAGGAGCACCCTTCTAAACCGTAGTTTGAACGCAGGGCCACGGCCCCAGAAACACACAGGAGCACGCCACCATGGCAGCCGATTCCCAGGGCAACACGTTCACCTTCGCCAGCAGCACCTACACCGTAACGAGCGTTACCGTGACGCCTGGTGGCGACCTGCTTGATGAATCGCACCTCGGGCTGGCGACCGGGCAGGGCCGGCGATACCAGACGCCGGCGCTCAAGGACGACGAGATTAGCTGCGAAGCCTTGGGGTCTACAGCGGTCGCCATCGGAACCAGCGGCAACCTCGTTTTTGCAAGCACGACGTACACCGCAATTGTGTCATCGGCCAGCGTGGCGTACGCCGTCGGTGAACTGGTTAAGCAATCGCTCACGTTTAAAGTCCGCTAGTAACGACGGGAGGCCGTCGTGGCAAACGTATCGCAGGGCATCACCGTCACCTGGGGTGCGGTCACCCTGGGCGAGCTTGTCAGCGTGTCTGTCGATAGCGTTGCGTCTGACTCGGTTGAGGTCACCTCTCGCAACACGACCAACCGCCTCAAGAAGTTTTCCGCAGCAGACGTTGACGGCGGCACCGTATCGGTGACGGTGCGCGGCACCGCGGGCATGTCCACCACCAACGTCGGCTTGACGGCTGCTCTATCTATCGGTGGTCCGGGCGTTTCGTTGTCGTTGCCTTGGGCCATGTTCGAAAAGCTCGGGTGGTCTGCGTCAATCGGTGAACTGCAGGCCTATTCCGTGACGTTCAAGATTGGAGCCGCGTGACATGGGTTTAGCAGATGACATCTTGGCAGCGGACAAGGGCCAGCTGGTCCGCGTGCACGTCCCTGAGTGGGATCGTGTCGTGTTCATTCGCACGCTGCCGCTCGGCGAGCTGCAGGCGTGGGAGCTTGCGTGCCTGCGAAGCAAGGGCGAAGGCGTGGACGACTACCGCACTCGCTACTTGTCCAAGTGCT